GGGTCGTCGGAGGGCACACCGCCAGCTGTTCCTGTACGGCCGCTGCCACCGCCTCGAGCGTCTCAGCCAGGAGCGGACGGGGTTCAGCGTCTGCCACATCAAGCATCACCACGGCCACATACTCCTCCGGCGCCAACTGGCGCCATTCGTAGCGCGCCTGCACCAGGTACCGCCAGCTATCTGCGAGCAACACGTGCATCAAGGCCTGTCCCGCACGGATCATCGCCCGCTTCATGGCGATTTGGAGCTGCTGGACGGTCTCCTCACTGCCCAGATCACCCACATTGGTGATCGTCTGGTGTATCTCGCAGGTGCCCTGGAGCTTGAGTAACTCCGCCAGCGTCTGCACATCGCTCACGGCATCCTCCGCAACCGCTCGACCAGGACCCAGATCGCTTCCAGTTCCGACTGAATATCCGGCTCATGCGCGAGCTGACATATCTGCTCCTCCAGCCCTTCGAGAATCTGCGCACAGAGTTGTGCCCGCGTCTCTGGCCTCCCAGGCTCGGCAAAGCCGGTGCCTGCGGCTGAGGGCTGCTCGTTCGGGGGCGGCGTATGCCTGGTCCAGGGCTGGAACTGGCGCAGGCGCTCCACGTCCGGCCAGGTCCCGGTAAACGTCAGGGCACGGTCATCGAGTGTCACCATGGCCGGCGGCTTCGCAACGGGAAAGCGCAACTGCGCACACAGAGATGGGCTCAGCCACCTGGCAAACCAGGCCTGCATCGCAGCGCGCCCGATGTTTTCGGCGCTACGAGAACTGTGAATGGACACCTCAAAGGAGGAGAGCGCGGCTTCAAGGAAGGCTTCGAGCCCATGCACAGGCGGATCGGGAATGACGTCCACCCCTTGCCAGCCGGACGTGTAGCTGTGGCAGACACCATCGAAATCGAGCACGAGGATTGGAAGTCCCATCGGTTACTCCGCCGTCGCGCCAGCTTCGGCTTCCTGCCCGTCCATCGCCAGCTTCTGAAACGCCTGAATTGCCTGTGCGGTCGCCCTGGCGGTGCGCATTTCTTCTTGCTGGCCACGCTGCGAGACGCGGTGTTGTTCCCCGGCTTCGAGGATGGCCTGTGTCTCAGGACCGGGTCCTTGCGGCTGCGGCGGGGGGGCTTGCGCGGCTTGGCTCGCCTGTTGCGCCTGCGCGGCCATCATTTGCTGCTGCATTTTCGCCTGCTGCAGTTGCCCTTCCTGCATTTCTTGCTGTAGCAGCACCTGCGTAAAGCGCAGCTGGGTTTCTAAGTGTGCGATGGCTGGCGGATAGAGCTGGTTAAAGTTCTTCTGCCCGTTGATTTCCCACATGCGCTTGAGGAGGAGGCGCGCCCCAATGGGGTAGCGCTCGATCAGAATCGGGAGCATTTGCCCCCCGAGTTGCATAACGACCTGGCGATCAAAGGGCAGCTCAGGATTTAACGACAACCGCAGCACGTAGGACCCGGCAAGGTCTTCCTTCGTCACTTCTTCTTCCAGCATCACGTCTTGTTCTGGCTCTAAAAGACTTTCAGCACCAGGTGGTAATGGGGGCATGGCAGGCCCTTCCGCGCCCTGCAAAGCCCCGCCGAGCGTTGCCCCGCCTTGGCGAGCCCCCATCCCCAGCATGTCTGCCATGCCATCCGGTCCACCCATGCCACCCGTGCCCGGCCCTCCCATGCCTGCCATGTCCTGGCTCGCCGCACCTCCCAAACCGAGCGACGCCCCATTGCGCGCCAGTTCCGGTGCCTGCGCAAACGGGGCCGCTTCGTCGAACAGCGGCCCATGCGCCGGCAGGACGCGAGGAGACTGACGAGGACGCACGCGTTTGAGTGGGACTTTCAAGCCGGGCGGGATGAAATACTGCCACAAACGCCAGTGAAAATCGAGGGGCGCAGAGTATTGCGCCCCTAAGTGCTCCACCAGGTCACTGAACGCCTCCCGGCTCTGTTGCAAGAGCAGCATCGTGCCGCCCATGGTACGCGGCGCGTTCGGCCTGCTCGGCTGGCGCCCCAGCGAGACATCGGAGACGTGCAGGTCCGCCTCTATCTCTGCGCCCCAGCCCTGCATCTGTTCCATAAAGTGCCGGTTCAGCGAGGCACGCGGGGAAAACGTCACCCCGCCCACATCGTTGACTGGCACCCCCTGGCCGGGCATGACTTGCCTGAGATCTGGCAGCTCGCCGGTGAGCATGGCGTTATAAAAGAAAAACGGCAGGATACTCACGTCACCGTAGTTGATGGTTTGTTCCGCCAACCGGTTGAGCATATCTTGCGGCGTTCTGGCCCGCTCGGGCACCGCCATGCCTCTGAGCTGGCGCGGTTGTGCCCAGACCGTGACGGAGAAGAACGGACGCGTGGGGATGGGCTGATTCGGGAACAAATCGGTGAGGGAGAGCACCCGGCCTAAACACTCATCGTCGTCCACATCGGGATACCACGACACCACCAGGTCGTCTTCCGGGTCTTGCTCCGGGTTATCGAGGACAAAGCGCTCATACATCTCCACCACTTTGTATTCCTCGTGCGGCTCGGGGACTTGATGCCCCTCGCGCTCCGATTCGGTGCGCTCGCGTTCGGTGAGGGTCCGGGCGACAGGCTTGAGGGTGTCTTTGTCCGGGACGCGGAAGCCCTGAGCCTTCTTGCGCACCAGATCGTCCCAGCGCACCCAGAGTTCCTGGCCAAAATACTCGGCGTTCGGGTACTGACACCCGGTCGCCCCAGGCGGAATAATCAGCGTGCCCTCATCGACGTTGTCGATGCGAATCATGGTATCGGGCTGCACGTCATTCCAGGGCAGGCGCCACGGATAGACCTTGAGAAAGCCCGTGGAGTCGAGGAGCGCGTCGAACAGGGCCATTTTGCCGATATGCGCCCAGCCACCCTGGTCCGCATCATTGATGGCGTGGCGCAGGGTCCAGCGCTCCAGCTGCGTGACGCGCTGGAAGCGGTCCAGGGCGGGTTCGTTGAGCGGATCGAGATCGAGGGATTCGTAGCCGGGGAAAATCGCGCGCCATAAGTCGCCCCAGATTTTTTCCATCGTCCGGCGTGTATGGGACGTGAAGAGACGCGGCGCGCCCGGCCACGGGCCGGCGGGCCGCAGGGTCCAGTCGCTCAGGTAGCGGCGGTAGTGATCATCATGGCGCGTCGGCCAGTCGCCACGTCCGGCGATGCCCTTGTCGTAGTGCTCGCGCAGCTGCTTCACCAGCCGCGTGCGCTGGCGCCGATTGAGGCGTATCGAGGTGAGCTGGCCCGCATCAGAAATAGGCATACTCAGGTTTCCTGTGGCGCATAGGCGCAGGTGCAGCACCCCAGCCGCGCCAGGTGGTCAATTTCACCAAGCAAGTCACACACGCCGGCTTCGCCGGTCAGTGCCGCCAGCACCATACGCATGCGGGAACACGACGCACAGGCCGGGCCAGGACGCCAGACCGCCAGCAGGCGGTCGCGCCAGTCATCGCCTGGCCTCCGCGCAAAGAGGTAGCCAGTATCGCTGCGCTCATGGACCGCACGTCCGGTGCGCGGGTCGAGGTAGGAGACCACGGGGGGACTCCCCACCGCTGGGTGCGCAGGTTCCGGTGCTGGCGCACCCACTGGCTCCGGCGCGGGGAGGACCTCGTCCTGACGTCGGGAGCGTCGTTTGCGTGGAGGCATACTCAGGCTCCTGTGCCTCTGACGACAGTGAGGCGGGAATCACGGGCCATCTGCGACACCTTGCGGCGCCATTTTTCCTGCGTCGAGAGCGTCAGCTCGCGCCGGGTCAGCATGGCGCAGCCGTAGGCAAAGGCTTCCCCGACGTCACTCGCCTGCGATTTGACCCAGCGGTCTTTAATAATTCGTCCCGTCGTATCCTTGCCGTAGTGCCAGCCGCCCTCCAGTGCCTGAATCAGCACTTTCGCGTGGCGCCGGTCGATGCGAATCCAGGGGCGTCCAGAATGATAGCGACTCAAGCAGTCGTGCATCGGTAAGCGCCGGTCTTCGATACTGACCGGACCCGGCACCCACTGCTCGCCGCCCATCAGGTCGATAATCACGCGCGCCGCCGACATGGCGCTGTCCGACTGGTCCTCATTCGTCGTATTGGGGTCGCCGGTATGGATAAACGTCACCTCATCCGGGACGTAAAGCGCCAGCCAGGGCCGGATGGTCTTTTCGATGAGCTGCTTGACGCCCATGTTGACACCCTGGAACGCCGCAATAATATCACAAAATCCGCCAGGCCGAACACGCCAGAGGATGCAGGCCGGCGAGTGCTTCGGATCCCAGCTCGTAATCAGGCGCTCGCCAGCCTGCACCGGGGGGACCGCGTCCACCAGGTGTTCAGGCCGGAAGTTCGAGGCCACGGGCTCGCCAATTTTGACGTTGCCGACTTTGCCCTCAACCAGGCGCGCCACCAGGTCGGCACGCCCCAGCGCCAGCAGCATATCTCTGTTGCGCTCGCGGTAGCCGGGCGTTTTGAGGTCTAAGTGGTGATTTTCGCCCTTGGGAATGAGGAACACTTCGGACTGCGCCCGAATGCGCTCGATCGCGTCCTGGCGCTCACTATCCCAATCAGTCGGTTCGCAGCCGGGGAGATTCCAGGTCTGCGCCGTCCAGTCGGAGCCATCCGGGGGATTTTCGGCAATGATCACCAGGGGCTGGGCGCTTTTGCGCATGGACGTGACTGCGATCGCGAGGGCGTCCCCAGGAATCCCGCCTGAGATATCTGCAGCCGGCGCCGGCTCCTCCATCCACACCCCGTCGCACTCAAAGCTCTGAAATTTCGAGTAGTCACGCGGGTTGTCGCAGCCAAAGAAGAAAAATTCGACCACCGGGGCCTGTTCCGGGTGCAAGCGGATCTGACAATACTCTGGCTCCAGATCCTTGCCGACCCAAAAGCTCGCCAGGCCCTCCGGGAACCATTCCTTGATCGTGGCGGCAGTGGTGAGGCCGAGATTACGCCGAGTATCGCGCAGGGCGGCGAACTTGAGCGGCCAGCGCTGCTGATCTTGTTTCTGCGCGTGCGTCACGATGGTCATGAGGGAGCCGGAGGATTTGCCCTCGCCGCGTCCCGAGACGAGGAGGCGGAAAATGGCTCT